GGAAAAAAGGATCCTGAGAAAGGTTGAGTTCTGATACACGATCTCCGAAATTAAACTTTCTACGCAGATCGCCAGTATCTAATGAACTTCCTGCTGACCCAGGACTATTTACGTCGCTGAAAGTGCCAATATTATTGCCACCTCCATATAGTACGTCGCTCATTTGTCTGTCTCCTAATTATGTTCAAAGACAGGCATAAGCTGTTTCAAAGCTTTTTGTCGTGCCTATCCGAACAGGTTATCTAAATCACCATCAAGACCCTTCAAAGAATCGAAAAGACTATCTTCGACACTTTGCTCTTTAGAGCCTTGCGAGTTTGCTCCACTGGCACTTGTAGGAATATTCCTAACTGTTTGCATTTGATTCAACATATCCTTTTTAGTAGAATTTGCTGTGTTGGCAGCTGTTTTATCTTTATTTAAAAGATAATGAATATCTTCTAAAGTAAGTACATGCTCTTTTGCAGCCTCTACAAATCCTTCATATTCTGCATCTGTCATATCATGCTTGGCGCGAAAAGAATCTTCCTCATTTTTACGATTAATATCGGCTTGAGTTTTTACAGCTCTTTCTTTTTCAGCACCTAGCATTTGTTGAACTCTCCCTTGAACCTGACGGTCTACGTGAGCATTCATTAACTTAGCAGAATCTGAAGCTGGATCTGACATAGCTTCATTAGCATCAAAAATAAAATCTTCATCTAATCCAAGTTGATCTTGAATAGTAGCTGAAGGTTTACCACCATTTGTCAAATAGTTACGAACATGGTCTACAAGACCACTGTCGTTTTTCATTGCGTCAAGAACAGGAATAAAAGGTTTTAAGTCAGATAGCTCGCCATGCATTTTTTGAGCTTCTCTTGTTGAATCCTTATATCTTTGTTCCCAATCAACTACATTCTCAGTCTTGGAGCCTTCCTCGCTTTGAGTGTGGGTTACCTGATCGGGGCCACTATTAGCAGGAGGGGTTACCTCAGAGTTTGGAACGTCATCTTGTATTGCGCCATTGACGTCATTTTCTAGCGCATTAAAGAAATCATCACTTGAGGGGCCAAAAACAGCTTGTTCAGCTTGTTCTTCACTTGGGTTGCCTTGTTTAGTTTCTTCATTCATGGTTTTATCTCCCTATTTGTAGTCTGTAAATCTATATATATTATATTTATTGAAAGCAAGAACTTTTTTATTTTATTGTTCATTTTCTTTTACAGAGTTCTCAACTTCCATTCTCATTCTTTCTTCAGCAGTATCAACACTATTCTTCATAACGTTTCTTAATAGCTTCTGTTCAGCTTCTGTTTCAAGTAATGCTCCTTTTCTAGAAGATTCAATCTCAGTCTTATCTTTTTGAATTTCCATTTCAGCTTGCATAACTTTTCCTTTGATACCCGCTTGAACAAGTTGTCTTTCAAGAGTTTCAATTGTACCGTCCTTATCTTTCAATGCTTCTTCCATACTTGATATCTGGCCTTGCAACTGAGAATATAAACTTTTTCTCTGTGCAATTTTACCTTTATTCTTGATATCTGTTTCAGCAAGAACAGCTATATCATCTACAACTCCAAGTTGTAATAATTGTTTTAACTCTTCAAGGTAAGCCCATCTATTAACTGGGAGCGTAGAACCTGCAACTATAGATACATCAAACTTTGCAGCCTGGTAATCCATAGACTTTCCTATAGCCTCACCCATATCATTATATAGAGGTATATTTAGTTCTTGCTCTCTTTGTTCTTGTATTGCAGATGGCTGTATAATTCTAAATCGTTTATTTGCAGAGTAAACAGCTTGTGAAAACTGCATTACTAATCTACCTAGTTGCCTTAATGCTGGTTCAATAGATGTTTGCATCCATTGTTTAACACGTCTTGTTCCATATTCATCTAAAGCTAACATGCCTCTAAATGTTTCGTGTTGCTGTTGAGTGTCTCCTTGCATAGAGCTATATATTCCCGCAAGGTACTCCATATCACTTTTGCCTTGTTGAACTATAGAAAAGAATGCATTAGATAAAGGCGCTGGAGGCACTGCTGTGGGAGGAGTAGCACCAGGTCTAATGGGTAATAGGGCTCCAGGGGAAGATGAGTACTTTTCCCAGTAGTCCATATCAATAGACCCTTCTTCATGCATCCAGCGCAAACTACTTCCTAATGATGCATTATGAACCATAATCTGGTGTGATTTATTCATCTCTCTCTGTTTTCCTATAAGTGGCGATACTGCACTCATTGGAAATGGTGTTCCTGTCCATTTGAAATTAAATGGAACTAATGGATAATCTACAATATTATTAGGTAGTACTTGTTCATATAGTAGTTTATCTCCAGCTATACATGTTTGTTTTATTCTATGCGCATGAAACCTTATTTGACTAACAACATTTTTAGCAAATTCTGGTTCTTTTGCAAGTATTTTAAATTCTTTTTCACTGAGTATTCTGTTTTCTATTTTTGAAGTTTCATTTTGTAGTTCACTCATATACTCTTGCTCTGCTCCTTGAAGTTGAGCTTGCATCATCTCCTGAGCTTTTTGCATTTCTAACTGATATCTTTCAGGAAGCATCTCTCCTGACTGGACAGCCTGTTCCATTTGTTGTTGCTGTTCTAAAAGCTGAACTTGCATTTCTGCAGCCAATTCTTTCATTTTAACTTCAACTTGCTGTTTCATTTGCTCTAGTTGCTCAGGAGTCGGTGGAACTCTATAAAAAACGTTTACATGGGCGACTTTAATTTTTTCATAAACTTCAAAAAATTCTATCATTGTATCTTCACTACCATCTGCATTAATTGCTTCAGCGGCTTCTTGATCATCATTATATGCAAATAGTTGTTGCTCAGAATCTCCAGAAGATCTAACGCTCCAGCTATTTTGAGTTTGCTCATCAGAACTAGCAGCTAATATTTTTCTTTTATGATCTGGGAACAATTGTATTAAATGGTTTCTTGGCAAGACTTTTCTTATTAGAATAAATGCAGCATCTCTAAATAACATATCTCTACATTTAGGATCTACATAAATGTCAAATGGTTCTGGTTGCTGTATAACAACTTCTCCCATACCATCATCTCTATCAGGATCTACAGTTAGAAGCATATAGCCAACACCTTTTGTAACTGCATCATTGATAGCATTTGAATACAATGTTGAACCATCTGATAAATTCCATATATAGTCAGCAAGATCTCCAAATACAGATGCAACATCGGAATCTGAGCCTTCCTTACCAACTGCCTGCCAACGAGGATTATTTGCAGTTGCATAAAAATTTAACATTTCAACAACAGGTAAGATCCGATTTATTGTGAATGTGGGCATTCCTTGTGCTTCTAATAAATCTTTTTCATCTTGGGTTAATTGCTCATCATGGGCAAAATCAAATCCTTTTTGATTAATAAACTCCCATTGTTTTCTAGTCCAACTATTTGAAAGCTTATAAAGCTCTCTTACTTGATCTGGTCTCTTTTTCTTTGCTACTTTTGCCATTGTTACACTCCTCTACTGGTAGATGTTTGTGATCCACGTCACAATATTTTGGGCATGCGTAGTTCGCCTGAGGCTTGCATTCTGTGATGTAATCTCCATACCAATTAAGCCCTAATATCGCTAACCCAAAACATAAGTTTAATATTTGCACAATTCTTCATCTTGACTTCCTACTTTTTCTTCTTAGCCTTTTTCATTTTTTTAGGTGGCCTTCCTACTTGTTTACCATACGAACCTTTTCCTGTCGGCATATTATCTCCTTATGCTGTTGTCCAAGATCTAGCTTTTGGTTTCTTTTTATACCATTCGCCATCTTTGCCCTGTTGAAAGTTGCAAGGATATGCAAATTTACATGCATATGCCAATGCATCTATTGTATCGTCATGAGCCATACGTGGCCCAAATGTTATTATTTCTCTTTGTAAATCATAATGATTCTTTTTAATGTGAACTTGTCCTACAGAAAATCTTTGTGCCATTATCTCTTGAATCCTATCCCTTTTAGACATTCTTGTTCCTGGCTTCTCTTCTTTAAAATTAATATCAAAAGAATTTCTTCTCATCATTTCAGATCTAATTGCTTGAAATACTGGCTTTGACATAGTAGTATCCTCTATTGTAAACATTAAGGGATGATATATTTTTGAATAATCGAAGATATAATCCACAATGCCTTTTTTATCAGATCCTGGAATACCGAGCACAGGTAAAGAACGCTTCCTAAGAAAGTCGAGAACATAAATATTATTGTCTGCATCACAACCAATAAAAATAATAACACTATAGTCAGCGTCCCTACGAATAGAGTCCGTAGCAGGATCAACACCCGCAAAAACATTGATAGGTTTAACATCTCCAGCCTCCGTTACTACACTGCTAATACCACTTTCTTCATCATGAATAAATTGGCCATCCCAGTATTTAATGTGTTCTCTCGTAAATATCGCATCCTCTTCATTCTGAACTTCCATCATATACTCTTGATAAAATTTTTGTGGTTGCCCAGAATCTGCGTAAAACTTCTTTTTTCTTTCCATTTCCTTATGACCAAACCATCCAGGCCATAAAGGAGTTCCATCATCTTGTAATGCTTTATAAGTAATCACTTTCCAGCTATAGTCTTTCTTTTGCGCTTTTGCTTTAGTGTATCCATCCAATATATTAGTAATAAATGCGTCATAGTGAACGGGAGTACCATTAATTCGAAGGCGACCAGACTGAGGTTCAAGAGCAGGGAACACAACAGCTGTAACAAGGTTCGCAATTTTACTACGAGACTCAGCTGTAATGGTATTATTCTCATCTTCAAAGTCGTCCAAGACAATAAGGTCATATCTTTTATGGAGTTTAGCGCCCCCTCTAATACCTGATAGGTTTGATTTAGAGATGAGCTTACAGCCATTTTTAAGTTCGATATCATCTTCTGTCCATTTCCTTCCTTTTAAATCACCAAAGTAATAACGAACTTTATCGTTATACTCTAAATGATACTTAATATAATCTAAATTAGGGATGCTGATCTTAGAACTAGCAGCTACCCATCCATAAAATAAAGGCTCTTTTGTAAAACAAAAGTCATGCATTATACTGCATTTAGTTAATACAGTTTTTCCATGACCCCTTGGTAATACTATTGCTAATTGCCTAACATCAGGATCATTTATAGCATCCATTACCTCATAATGGAACCAAGGTGTTTCAGATCTCATAAAATCATCAGGTAAAAATAACTTACCAAATGCAACTAAATCTGTATAAGCAAGCTTTAATGCTTCCTCTTCTTTACTAACATTATGAAAATTTACATTCGCCATAACGTTAATAATAACTTAATTACAGTTTAAAGAACAAGATAATGTTATTCTTTTAATTCTTTAGGTCTTTGTATCCC